CTTCTCTGATATCTTTGGCTAATTGCCCAATACCTTTAGTCCCGCCACCGAATAATTTTGCTATAAAACTCATTTATTTTTGTTATTAGTATTTACCTCTAACTCCTTTTGGGTTAGATTTTGTTGAGCCCCCTTTACCACCCCATAGGTTTTTACAGGACCAGTATCTTGCTGTTAGTTTACTTTTAGCAGTTCCACACTTGTGTCTTGCTTTAAAAGATTTGCGAGCAGCTGCTGAATAGTTATGACCATACTTAGACGCTCCAAAGTGAATAAGCTTTTCTTTTCCGCCTTCGCATCCTTTAACCATTTTTTTCTTACCAGCTCTGTCTGATTTGGTAGGCTTGTTGCAAGCCATTTTGCTTTTGTCTGCCATAACTATTATTTTTTACAACCACAAGATTTTTTACCACTTGTTTTTCTTTTAGTAACTAATTTTTTACCCTTTTTTTTAGCGTAAGCTTTTGCTGCTGCTTTTCCTTGTTTACTGTAACCGAATTTTTTTCCTCCTACTGTTGGCATAATGTTTATTTTTTACGTTTTAGTGATGATGTTCTTTTACCCATACCTGTTCTTTTCTTTTCTGCTACAGCTTTTTTCTTTTCGGCAGGTGACATTTCTTTCCAGGTTTTAGGCGTTTTGCTACTTACTCTTTTACTAGGCCGGCACTTTTTAGTGTTCTTGTTTTTAGTGGAGCCGCATACGTTACCTTTCTCGTCTTTCCATTCTTCTTTGAACCACCTTTTTAAAGCAGCTCCTTTCTTGGTTTTACGTACAGCCATTACTTTCTGCTTTTGGCTTTTCTACATTTAGCAATAGCCCCGCTAGCGTAAGCTGATGGGAAAACTTTATATGCTTTTTTTACTTTATGATAACAAGCGTCTTTTTTAGATTTTTTCTTTACTGGCATAATTTATTTTTTAGCGTTATCTATTTCGAGTGCTTTAACAACGTACTTTAGCTGATCAACATCGTCTTGTAAATACATTATCCTTAAGTCTTGCTTAGCGTCGTCTGGCAATGCGCCCATTTCTCCGCGTGGCCATTTAACTCTAAACTCTTCGTTTAGTTCCACAGCGTCTTGCATCCTAATCACATCTAACTGCAACTGCGCTATTTCAGCTGTTAGCGTAAACCAGACACCTGCTATTGATACAATACCAGCAACTGCTCCGATAACCGCTTTTACATCTAAAGAAACTTTTGATTTTTCTGAAAACTCCGAACTCATTTATATAACTTTGTATTTTGTCTTGCCTTTTTCCTTATATGCCTTTAAGCATCTATTCCTATTGGAATCTTCGGAAACATAAGAAACATGTATCCATGCTGGATTTTCATCTGTACCGAATTCCCATATCATTTGATCAAAGTCTAAATTAGCTTTAATGTACTCATACATCTCAGCATTTGTCTTATGACCATAAGTGTCATCTATATCCATTGCTCTACCTTCACAGTGTTGTGATTTAGAACTTCCTCCTATAGCTTTGTTTAATTCCGGTCCGCGATAAAAAGAATTTATCTTAATAGGTTTACCAACCCATTTACGCAAGGGCTCAAAAACATTCTCTGCGAGAACTTCCATATTTGATCTATGGTATCCTGTAGGAGTGTTGTCTATACCTAACCTTAAAGCTGTAAAGCTAACCGTACCTTCTTTAAATGAAACGTGTTTACTTATCATCGTTCTTATTCATTATGTACCATCTGTGAACTGTGTACCCTATTGACACTGCTAATAGTGTTATTTTTAACATCGCGTCAATATTAGTCATAGAAACTGAAAAAGCTCCTAGGTTTGTTAAATATAGTTTTAGGTCTGCACTCATGATACTTTCATAATTTATCTAGTTTTGTCTTTGTTGACATTTCTTATTGCTGTCTGTAGAACTTTATCCGTGTAAGTTTTACCTCTCATTATAGAGTTTCTTTTCTCGCTTGTAGGTATATCTTCTTCACCGAGCATGATGCGGTACATTCTGCTAATTAGTTGCTTGCACTTAAAGGATACTTTATATATGTTATATTTTTGTGTTGTACGGTTTCGGTTTCTCCAAACCACAATCCAACCTTCTTTAAGTAACCTGTTCCATCGTTTATTATCCCAACTATAAGCGTATGTACCTATTTCAAAATCATGCTTAGTAAATAGATCCATGCAGTCAAAGTATATTAGTAACTCTAAATCTGCATCTGTTAAATTGTTATTTCTGCAAGCCCATTTGCGTATGACTCTATAATGCTTTAGCAAGTTCATGTCTTTTACGTCTCTTGCATCCAGTCTTCTCATAGGACAACAACTACGTCTTGCATTTTAATAACCTTGTATGTTTCTTTGTTATACTCTATAGAGTTTCCTGCGTGTCTGTCGTAGTATATCTTATCGCCTTTCTTTAGACTTGGCACTAACTCTCCCGCCGAAACAATAGTTCCTTTTCTATATCGTATATCTTCTCTATCTTTTTCCGATAGTATTAACCCTCCTTTTGTTTTTTCAGTACCTATTTTTATAGGCTCTATAACTAAATGTATACCTACCGCTTTCATTGTACCCTTAGATTATTAATTACACAATCAGTTGACAATATCGTTGTAGCGACAGAAGCAGCATTTTTCAATGCACTTTTTGTAACAAGTAAAGGATCGATAATACCCTGTTTCACCATACTCACGTTTTTTCCTGTAACAACATCAATTCCACTGCCTTTTTTATCCGGATAAAGTTCCGGCAAACCAGCGTTCTTTAAAATAGTCAGGTAAGGAGCTTTTATGGCTTTTAACAGAATATCTTCGCTTTTCCCTTCAGACTTTATTAGCGTAGAAGCATTTAGCAAAGCAATTCCTCCACCAGGTAAAATACCTTCTTTAATAGCGGCTTTTGTTGCGCAAATTGCATCTTCTACTCTATCTTGTTTCTCTTTTAGTTCAACCTCTGAATTTGCACCTACTTTTACAACCGCAACCTTACACGATAAGAATGCTAGCCTTTTTTCTAGGTTTACAATTTTTCCAGGGTTTTTTGTTTCCTCTAATTCTTTTTTAATAGAATCAATAACCTCTTGAACCTCTTCTTTAATGCTTTCTACCTGCAATACGGTTTCTTCTTCGTTTGTAGTAGACTTAACGCATGTGCCTAAGTGTTCCAGCTGCACCATGTCTAGGTCATCCCCTAAATCTTCGTTAATGACTGTAGCTCCGGTTAATCTAGCTATATCTTGTAACTTTTCTTTTCTATAAGTACCAAAATCAGGAGCATCAACTATATTGACTTTAATATTGCCCTTCATTTTGTTCATAGCCAAAGCAGATGTTACTTGAGCGCTAGAATCTCCAATTATAAGTAGAGGTTTACTATTTTTTATAACGTATTCTAGTACGTTTTGTATTTTTCTAATATTTTCAATCTCATTTTCAACAACCAACACTAACGGGTTGTCTAACTCAGCTACTTTGCGTTCTGGGTTTGTAATAAAATGAAAATTCTTAATAGGTTTGCTAAATGAAGCTCCGTTAATAATTTCGTAACTTGTGTGGTCATCATTTGAGACCTCCATTGTTACTACGCCGGATTGTCCTACTTCTTGGAAAGCATTACCTATAATATCACCTAATTCTTTATCATTGTTAGCAGAAATAGTAGCCACGTTGTTAATCATGTCTCCTTTTACGGGAATAGATTCTTTTTCTAAGTAATCTACTACTTTTTTAGTGGCTGCTTCTATACCGTTTTTTATGTCTCTAGAAGAAATGTTTTCTGAGGCATATGCTTCCGTTAAAATAGAATGAGCCAAAACAGTTGCTGTTGTTGTTCCGTCACCCGCTTCTTTAACAGTCTGTCTAGCCGCTTCTTTTAAAAGTGTTGAGCCCATGTTTTCGATTGGGTCTAGCAAAATAATCGCGTTTGCTACCGAAACCCCATCTTTTGTAATAACAGGACTACCTGATCCATCTTCTAGCATAACACACTTACCACCTGCTCCTAATGTAGAACTAACGGCTTTTGTTAGCTTTTCAACTCCTGCGAAAATGTTTTGCTTAGCTTCGCTTCCGAAACTAAGGTTTTTGACAATAGTGTCTGACATAATTTACTTGATTTAATTTTATTTAATTTACTTAGTAGTATTATTACCTAGTATTATGGTTTTTTACCTATAAAGGTGGATCTGGCAAGTATGTATTTTCTTCTATAGGGTTATTTTCATATTTAGAGGGAGCATCTCTTAGCGCTTGCCTGTATTCTTTCCATTTTTGTTTATCATCTTCACTTAAAGGAGAATCTGTCGCTTGCGTCCAATCTGATTCAGCAAGAGCTTTTTTTCTTTCAAGCCTAATAGAATTTTTAACAGCTTCTAACATTGTTACTGGTTCTTGTTGTATTTCCATGTCTTTTTGTTAATTTTTAGTCATCCTTTAGTTTTAACCAAGTGCCTCCTGTCCATTGAAAGCGCTCTGTACGACGCGAGCTTACGGATATGTGAGCGTAATAGTTATCGTGATAAATATAGTGCGCGTTTGCACCAAAGTTTCTATGGTCATTATGCTTCCCTGGAGTGCTCACCACTTGGTTAGAGGTAAATGGCGAATAAACCCTAACATCGCCGCCGTTTACAGCAGTAACTTCAAATACTTGATACCTTCTAGCATCTGAAGGCAGCTTAATGTGGCTAGTTCCTGAAGTATGATAAGCAAGGTATCTGCATACATTAGAGTCTATAGAGTCCTTACTTTCTACAGGGTGAGTGACGGAACTGGTTTGTGCGTATTCTATTAAGCCGTTTACTCTTAGTTTTTCTATAACAGCTCCGTACGTGGTTATAGGGGTTTGGGATGTGGTGTAATAGCCTGAGATATTTGGTCTAGTGTTAAACACTCCTCCCGCAGTAAAGCCAAAACCCTCGGTGCCTGTGCTGTTGTCTGTATTTGTCCCTGATCTTTCTCTAGCCGAAGCAATAATGGAAGCTCTACCGGACTGGGTGTAAAATTCATCAGTATGCATAAAAAGACCCGCAACTTTATTTGCACTGTGAGCATCTATTCCGCGAGGGGTTAAGCTTATTTGACCCTCGCCTCCGGTAGCGTTTTCATACTGCAAATAAATACCTGTAGCTCCACCTGATGCTCCGATTATGCGCACTTCGTCACTGTTGGCTACACCATCAACCGCTGAATCGTCTCCGATTACTATACTTCCTCTAAAATTAGCGTTACCATCCGAGTCTATGTAAAAATCTTTAGAATGAAGGCTTCCGCTAGAAGACAGTGTTAACCCTCCTGCTTCAGCGTATCCATCTGCGTCAGGTGATGACCCTGAGTAGATAGCATTGTCGCCAATATTCCAACCTCCAATAGAGCCTCCGTTATGTACTCCACTAAAACTTGATTCCCCATTAGAGTTCACATAAAAGTTTTGAGCATGTATAGATCCGTTGTCAAGATCTATAGCCATTCCTGCGTCTGAAAAATTATTACCAGAAGCGTTACTGTACGCACTATTTTTTAACTTACCTGATGTAATATTATCACCATCTATTGTTGTAGAACCTGAGGTGCTTAAGGAGTTGAAAGTAACTACCTGATTGAAAGCAAAAGATCGTACAGGGGCAGCAAAAACAGGTGTACCCTGATTTGACCCAGATGAAGATTCCGTTACTGTATAATGAGAAGTCCAGTAAGCATTACTAGCTGTACCTGCAGCCATTTCAGGCGAAGTAACATCCCATCCTTGTGCAGCTAACTGACTTCCAAAGGTCCCTGTATTAAAAAAGAAACTTAATCCAGCTGATGTGTTTACAGCACTAGGTGCATTTTCAGAACCAAACTGATAGAAAGCAATGCCGCTAGACAGTCTTTTACCGTCGTCTCCTGCAGGACCTGTTGCTCCGTCTGCTCCGTCAGCACCATCTGCTCCGTCTGTACCATTTGTACCGTTAGTTCCATTCGTACCATTTGTGCCGTTTGTACCGTTTGTTCCGTTTGTGCCGTCAACTCCTGCCGCACCCGTGTCTCCTTTTTGAAATGAAAGAGAAGGAGCGGACCATCCAGAATTAGTCCACAAGTTTGATGTGGGGTTATGGTTATATTTTGTTGTGGAAACCCATTCTATGTCATTTGCTCCAGCAGTAGGGTCGTCAGTCCATCCAGACGGGAATGTTTCAGTAGTTCCGTTGAAAGATCCTCCAGTGGGAGTAGCAGGAGCGGAAGACTGGTTATAAACTTTATATATGAAGCTTTTAAATGTTCCGTCTTTACCGTCTATGCCGTCAACACCGTTGGTACCATTCGTTCCGTTAGTTCCGTTGGTTCCATCAGATCCGTTAGAGCCGTCGACACCGTTAGCACCCGCAGGGCCTTGCACGGTTCCAACATTTACCCAAGTAGTACCTCCTTCGAACACATGCAGGTCGGTTCCTATTATATAACCATCTCCTATCGTTGATGTAGCGGAAGGTAAGTCGTTTGTAGAGGCTACCGTACCCTTTAT